ACCGGTATGTCGATGCTTATGGGTGCTGCGAATATCGCACTGAAGAGCACCATTAAGAACATCGATGACTTCTTGTTAGAGCCTATGGTTCAGGCGTTGTTTCACTACAACATGGAGTTTGGCACTAACGAGAAAGCAAAAGGCGACCTCAAGGTCGTACCAAGGGGTAGCACTGCCCTTGTGCAAAAAGAAGTGCAGAGTCAGCGACTCCTTCAGTTCTTGTCGCTTGTCTCCAATCCCACGGACTTGGCATTAGTAGATCGACCACGGTTGTTGCGTGATATCGCGCAATCGATGGATATCGATCCCGACGAAATTATTAAGTCTGAAGAGAGGTTACAAGCTGAACAGCAAGCCCTCCAAAATCAAGCTCTCGCCGCAGCAGGCGCAGGCGGTCCTATGGCTCCGCCATCAGGACCAATGGCAGCAGGTGATCAGCCTATTCCAATGTAGGTTGGAAGACTCGCAGAGTCGGTTAGAGCAAGCAGACGAAAAGAATTTCAGGTTCGAGCAGGGTCGGGTCAGTGAGATCCGTTTCCTATTGGAACTTGAGGACGCCGCGAAAGCGGTTCTCGACAAGCAGCGGACCCCTTCGAGGATATCCGCAATCGAATAACGAACATCCCGTAGCGGACTCGTGAGGAATTGATGGCTAGTAGAAATGACCCAGAGCGATTGCAGGCAGAAGCTAAAGAGTTGATGGAACAGTATCAGAACGCAGCGACTCAACCCTCGGCGGAGGACACTGAAGAGCAGCAGGAAGAGGTGTTTCAAGAAGCCCCCTCAGAACCAGAGGACACGGCAGAGGCTATAGCGGAAGAGGTTCCTGAAGAAGAGTTGGTCGGCGGCGACGACTCTGAAGCAGAACAGCGAATTGAAAAAGCTGAACGAGCCATGAAAGGCGCTCAGGCGAAAATGACCAAAGCGACTCAGGAAGCGGCGGAACTAAGGAAGCAAGTATCTGACTTAGTAAGCTCCGTTACTCAGTTAAAGGGTCAGCTTGCAGATGAGCAGCGAAACACAGAGAAGCTGCAACAGGTAAGGGAAGAATACCCTGACGTTGCCGGACCTCTCTTGGATGAGCTGGATCAGATGCGAGCAAGGTTGGATGAACAGGCGGCTCTGACTCAAGGTCAAGAGCGAAGAGCATTTGAGGCGAAGCAAGAGGAAGCAGTGCGAGAGCACTTTGACCGTATTCGCGCAGTCCATTCTGACGTTGACGAAGTCACGCAGACATCGGATTGGGCGTTGTGGTTAGACGCTCAGGACAGTCAAGTCCATGAGTGGGTAGATGCTGGTTCGTCAAATGATGTGATCTTTGTTCTAGACAGATTCAAAGCCGACATGGGAGTCAAACCTGAAACGCCGCAAGAGTCGGCTTTAGCGCGAGCAAAGGAGGTTGCAGAACCGAAATTGCCCAAAGCGCGAAAAGCCAATGTTACAGGTGGAAAGAAATCTTGGACCGTCCAAGACATCGTCAACATGCCTCTCGCTGAATTCGAGAAGCATAAAGTCGATATCTTAAGGGCGCAGGCTGAGGGATCGATCCGCCGTTAAATTTTCTCTTGTGAGGACAATATAATGGCTTTTTCATTTTTCTCCACGGGCGCTACGTCCGAAGTAAACTTCATCCCTGAAGTCTTTAGCAAGCTTCTGCAAGCTAAGTTCTACAGCTCGTCTGTATTACCCAGTATCTCTAACACCGACTACGAAGGTGAGATTTCTGGTCAGGGCGATAAGGTTGTGATCCGCACGGTTCCTGCTGTAACGATCAATGACTACGCTGGTTCGATCACGACTCAAGAGCTGACCACAGCTAAAGTTGAGCTTCTAATTGACCAGGCGAAATACTATAGCTTCAAAATCGACGATGTTTTGGCGGCACAAGCTGACATTAATTTGTTGGAAGGAGCTAGTTCTGATGCTGCCGAGGGCATGCGCGTAGCTGTTGAAACTTCGGTACTGAGCAGTGTAGTGACTGGTGCGACCACCATTGGCGCTCAAACCAGCATCACCGCTTCCAACATCCTGACCTCGATCTTGGATCAAGCGAAGGAGCTGGATGAGCTTAACATCCCAGAAGAAGGTCGATTTATCGTCCTGTCTCCTGAGTTTGTTTCTTTGCTCAAGCAAAGCGAGCTGCGTCAGGCTTACCTGACCGGCGATGACACATCTCCTTTGCGTAACGGCAAGGTTGGTGTTGTTGATCGCTTTACGGTGTACCAGAGCAACATGCTCTACACCCCAGGATCTGGCACCGATGCTGGCTACACCCACGTTCTTGCGGGTCACCCAAAGGCAATCTCTTTCGCGTCTCAGTTTACCAATACGGAAACTGTTCGCATGGAGTCTACCTTTGGTGATCAGGTTCGCGGCTTGAAGGTCTACGGATCTAAGGTCGTAACTCCTGACGCATTGGTCGTAGGTAAGTGGACCTAAGAGGTCTACTGGATGGGGGCTGCTTTCGCAGCCCCTTTCTCCATTAACTAACAAGTGAATTTTATGGACGTTGCAACAAACAAAGACGAAGTCTACGAGCAAGCTCTCAATCAATTCGGCATGAAGCTGGATCGACGCTTGAAACTGTCTGATCTTCAGGATCAGTTGCAGCGGCTAGAGAAAGAGCGGGATGACCCGACTCCAGCACCAAAGGTCATGAGACCTAAGACGGTGCGAAACATCATCACGGGCAACGTTTTTAGTTACGACGATTTGTTCAAAGGTAACGCCGATCTGGAAGTGATCGAGTGGGAGGAAGAAAATGCCGACAACTAAGGTCGTTGACATATTGGATCGCGCTTCGATCATCTTGCAGGACGCGACGAATGTTCGCTTCCCGAATGCGGAGCTGCTCAAGTTTTTTAATGACGCACAGCGTGAGGTCGTTCTGCATAGACCTGATGCGAACATGGTTAACACCACGTTGGCTTGTGTCGATGGCAGTAAGCAGTCACTACCATCAGCGGCTCTTCGCTTGATTGATATCGTAAGAAATGTCGGTGGTCGATCTGTGACTCAGGTGGACCGCAAGATACTTGATGAGACCTTGCCTAACTGGCACGAGACCGCCGCCGGGGCAAACAAGATTGAGCACTTCGTGTACGACCCCGCCGATCCGAAGAACTTCTATGTCTATCCAAAAGCGGCGAGCGGAACACACAGCTTGGAAGTGGTGTACAGCGCATCAACGACAGACATCGCCATTAGCGATTTCAACACCAGCACCACAGTGATCAGCGTGGACGATGTTTACGCAAACTGCATCCTTGATTACATCCTGTACCGGTCCTACCAGAAGGACTCAGAGTTTGCGGGTAACGCGAATCGAGCACAGATGCACTATCAGTCCTTCGCCAACGCTCTGGGTGTGAAGACACAAGCGGATGGAGCGACTACTCCGATACCGAAGAACCCTGACGCTAACGCAGGAAGAATGTAGTGAAGTACTCAGATCTCTCTATTTACATCAGACCCGAGGTTCAAGGCGCTCCTGAGTTTTTGATAGAGCGATCTGTTCGTGACTCTGCCGTAGAGTTTTGCCAGCGCACGGATATTTACATCCCTGAGCCGGAAACTCTGACGATCATCAAGGGAGTCAACGAATACGCTGTAACACTGCCTACCGGTACCGAGCTGAACCATATCATCGATGTCTATAACAATAAGACGCCTTTGCAGCCCACTAGCTACAGCGAATTATTGATGCGACTTGGTGATGAAACTGAGCGCGGCACTCCAAAGTATTACAGCCAAAGGGACAATGCCGACTTCTACCTTGCCCCTATTCCTGATGTAGCAGACACGTTGCGCGTTGTTTACAGCGTAAAGCCCACAAGCACGTCCACGTCGATACCGGACACGATAGGCAAAGAGAATCGTGAAGCAATTGTCCACGGGGCTTTGTACCGGCTGCAAATGATGAGCGGTCAGCCGTTCTCAAATGGTGGTGCTGCTCAGATGAACAATCAATTGTTCGAGAAGGCGGTTGGTAGAGCCACACGGCAAGTCAAATATGGATTCAGCGGAGGCAAGTTAACCGCTAAAGCAAGGGCATTCATCTGATGGCATATCTCACGACGATAGAATTAGTTCAGAACGATCAGCTACCCGAGATCGCGGTAACGCTGAAGGACAGTAATCTAGCTGCGTCTGGCGTAACGCTCGATCCAGATGACCCATCAACCTTCTCTGCGATCAATCTGACTGGTGGCAGCGTCAGGATGCGTGTCAGAGCCGTAGGTTCTACGACGCTCATCGACACAATCGTGGGGACGATTACCGATGCTACTGCCGGTAAATGTACGTTTGTTTTCAACTCCGACACGTTAGCCAGTACAGGCGTTCTGGAGGGGGAGATAGAGATTACTGACTCAGCGAGCAGGACTCAGACAGTCGTAGATCTGATCAAGTTCAAAGTTCGTTCTCAATTCGGGTAACCGCCAATGGCAATTTACGCTGAGGTAAGCTTCAGACAACTGAGCGTCTCAGCTTCGTATCGCCAGATTCATGCGGCTGCATCTCTCCCGGTTGCGGCTGTGGTGATCGAGACCCAGTCTCCGTCTACTGAAGTATCTTTTCAGAATCTATTTTTGTCGGTGTCGCACCAGCTTCTGACACCACAATTGACGTGGCAGAACCTTTTCGTATCGGACATCGTTTTGAATGTCGATAGGACAATCTCGGTCTTTGCAGATACGCTTGGCTTCAGCGATACCCCGGCGCTCAGTCTTGCTACCTCATTTGATGACGCTTTTGCCTTCAGCGACATCAGTGCTCTGGACCTAGACTCACTGAGATTAGACAACTTCGCGCTATCTGACGCCTCGAGCTTACAGTTTACCTCCGCACAATCTGACACTTTCGGGTTCGGGGACTCTCAGGTTTTGTCGGTGGACAAAGCCCCTGCTGACGCAGTGAGCATGGGTGACGTTTTCGCTCATTTTTTAACAGTCAACAGATCGTTTAGCGACTCACCAGTTATAGATGATCAGTTCAGCTTCGCCTCCTCAAAGGTCGAGGGACACCTATTTGGCTTCTCTGATGCCTCTGTATTGAGTGTGACGAAAGGCGAGTCTGAGGCAGTTTCGGTAACCGAAATAGCTGTAAAGACTGCATCCAAGGCACCCAGTGATGCCGTGCTGATCAGTGAAGATAGCCTTATTCTATCGACGCTTCAGAGCGGCTTTAGCTTTGAGGTTCAGTCCGGTGGTGACTTGGCAATCTCGGGGTTGTTGTCAGAGTCTGTAATTCACCAAGACACCCCCTCGATCACACTGGAAAGAGCGTTTTCTGACGCCTTCACAATGGACGAAACGGCTAACGTCGGATTGGGATATTTGTTCGATAAATCAAACATTTACACCATGGCAGATAGTCTTTCTTTTGGGTTCTCAAGAGGGCTTGATGAGTCTATAATTCTGGAAGATGCGCTTACAAAAACCTTCGGAGTAAGCGCATCTGATTCTTCAGCGATTACCGAGCTGGTAACGCTGTCCACAGGGACTGTTTTGACAGATAACGTGAGCATGGGCGAAAGCTTTGTTCTTGTGCTTGGAGGGTTCTCTCAATCCTCCATTCTCAACAAGGGCTTGGTTGGCTCCATGCTTCTAAATGCTGAATAAATGGAGTCCCCCATGATCGCTGATAACCTCAAGCTGAAAGGTCGGTTGAACGTAGTCGTTACCAGTCCTGACGGTGAAATCAAAGAAGAGCAGGAAATAGACAATCTGGTCGTAACGACTGGCAAGAACTTTGTCGCGTCACGAATGGCTGGAACATCCGCCGCTGTGATGAGCCATATGGCTATCGGAACTGGTTCTACCGCCGCTGCTGCCGGAGATACTGGACTGGGCAGTGAGGCTGCTCGTGTTGCCTTAACCTCAACGACAGTTAACAACAACGATGTTGTGTATGCCGCTACATTCTCTCCCGGCACTCCCAGCTCTGCCATCGCTGTCACTGAGGCTGGTCTGTTCAACGCAAGCAGCTCTGGAACGATGCTTTGTCGCACTGTATTCAACGTGGTCAACAAGCAGAGCGCAGACTCGCTCACCATTAGCTGGACTGTCTCGGCTAGTTAACCGGCGTGGGAATTAAATTTTCCAATCTAGCTACCACGACTCTGTCGAGTAGCATTACAGCCTCCGCAACATCAATTGATGTAACGGACGGATCTGTATTCCCTGCTTTAAGTGCAGGTGACTTTTTCTATGCGACTCTAGATACACCGCCAAACGCCACTGAGATCGTCAAGGTGACGGCTCTTAGCGGCAGCACATTGACGGTTGTACGGGCACAAGATGGCACTTCAGCCACTTCGCATGGATCTGGGGATACGATTGCTCTGCGGCTCGTAGCGGCTGTTCTTGAGAGTCTTCGTGACAATGCGGGTTCGACCTACACCGCAGGATCTGGTCTTTCATTAACCGGAACTACATTCTCCAACACAGCCCCTGATCAAACAGTGTCTTTGACTGGGTCAGGTGGCACGACGGTGAGTGGTAATTACCCCAATTTCACGATCAGCAGCACAAGCGGCTCTGGAACTGGTAGCACCTCGAACACTCTGACAATCGTCGGCAGGTCGATAACAAACGTGGTCAGTTCCGTGTTTAGCCGAATCGGCACGTCGCTGCTCACCGCTGCAAACTCTTTGCTTCCAGTTGCCTTGAGCCGCCCTGGGTTGTCGGTTGTAGGTCGATCTACGAACTACACAATCACTCAGATGCTAAATCGAGCTGGTCAACTCCTGAGCAGTGCTTATTCACTTACGTCAATACTGAAGCGGTCTGGCTCTTCAGCTTTAGACATGCTGAACATCTTCAGCTCAATAACACAGATATTAAACAGAGCTGGGTCGGCGGTTGTTAGTGCCTCGTCTTTGACTTCAGTCATAGCCAGAACGGGTTCTGTATCGATTGAAAAAGCGGATTTGTTTTCAGTGGATGCACGGTCTGGCGACTTAACGCTTGGCGCGTCTGATCACGCTTTTGTTGTCGTTGGTCGAGCGCAAAACTACTACATAGGAAACTGAGAGCATGGCTAATAAATTTCCGTTAATAGCTGATGGTTCAGCGATCAAAGAGCTACCTAGTGGCGACAATCTGGATCTGACGGGGTCAGGGATCTCCATTAGCGGAGGGCAAGGAACGAGTGGGCAAGTACTCCAATCAAATGGCAGCACCGTGGTCTGGGCTGATGCTGCCGCAGGTGGTGGCGGAGCTTGGAATGTTGTCTCCAGCACAACACTAAGCAGTGCAGCTACCAGCGTCGAGTTAACACTTTCTGGATATGATTCCTATGAGATTAGGTTCGACAAGATGGAACCCCATACTCGAACACAGGGTGGTGTAGCTGAATATCTGCGCGTTCATTTCTCCACTAATGGAGGAACGAGTTATTCGACCAACGTGAAGCACTATATGAAATATTCTCAAACTCGAAACAGTACTACTAATCACTATTGGTACGGATCGAGCTACAGCGGTCAGAACACGACAAACTACATTGATTTAATTGATTTATACAAGAGCGTAACTTTTGACCACTCTCTTTCAGGATTTGTTTCGGTAGAAAACAATGCCACTGGCACTCCCCATAAACACGGTGAATTCAAAGTAATAAACGGCAGAGATTACAGCAGCGTCATCCAGTACTTTTTTCGCAACGGATATTTTGGAATTGAAGAAAGCTCTGTGATCAACAAAGTAAAATTCGATATTTCAGGCGGGGCGAGCGTTCCTTCAGGAACAAGATTCACCGTGTACGGCTTGGCAACTTCTTAGGAGCATCGAATGGCTAATAGATTTCCATTAACGATTGACGGCTCCACGATCAAAGAGTTGGCGTCAGGCGATAATCTGGACTTAACGGGATCAGGTATCTCGATCAGTTCAAATCAAGGTAACGCGAATCAGGTTCTGATTTCGACAGGCAGCGGTGTTGCTTGGGCTGATTCGTCTACTGGTGTTCCCTCTGACGCTAGTGTGACCTCTGCAAAGTTGTCAGGGGCTTTGACCACGCCAAGCAGTCTGACGCTTGGGGGCAATCTAGACGTTAGTGGTCACGACATCGTTACGGTAAGCAACGCTGACATTGAGCTTGATCCGAATGGATCTGGCACTGTTATTTTCAAGGGCAACGCGACCAAAGGTGCAGGGCAGTTCAAGCTCAACTGTGAAAACAACAGTCACGGCATCACGATCAAGGGACCACCTCACAGCGCATCAGCAAGTTATACGCTGACCCTCCCAAATACCGACGGTAACGCTGACCAAGTTTTAAAGACAAACGGATCGGGTGTTCTTGATTGGGTAGATCAGTCCAGTGGTGGTGGGGGTGGAATGTGGACGCAAATTGCCACAACGACATTCTCTAGTGAGACGTTTTCCGTCGAGTTTGCCAGTTTGGGAAGCTACACGGAGTGGATGGTTAGATACACGGGTCTTGACGGAGCCTCTGATTCCAAAGGTATTGCAGCTATTTTCGATTATGGGTCTGGCTACGTCACCAATAATTACCGTTACAAGGTGAAGTATTTTCAATCGTCAGGTGTTGGCTACGATGGTGGCGGCACATATTCAGATCGTGATTATGTCCCCATCACGATGAGCTACTACAACAGACCAACATCGCCACAACCTGCACATTCGTTTGGTTATCTTCGTTTTACAAATACAGGCGCGATGTTCGAGGCAAATACGCATTTGAACTACCAGCACTATGACTACGGTCTGAACCATTGGCAGGTTGTTGCTTCAAACGAGGACAACGAAAGAGGAACTATAAGCAAAGTTAAATTTGTTGCTACGAATGGTGATGCTGCGACAACCACTACAAATCACGGCATGGGCGCAGGTACGTTCACGCTTTACGGCAGGGTCGCATCCTAGGAGTCAAATATGTCAACAGGTAAATTCAAAATCGTAGATGGTGAGAGGATAGAGCTGACAGTCGATGAGCTTGTTCCAGATCTAACGGAAGAACAAATTGCAGCAGCGGAGGCAGAAGCGGAGTTGCAGCATTGTTTAATTACTCGCCAGTCTCAGTACGCAAGCATCACTGAACAATTAGACCAACTCTACTGGGATCAGGTGAACGGTACTACTGTTTGGAGAGACGGCATAGCCGCCGTCAAAGCTGCCAACCCGAAGCCAACCTCATAGGAGCAAAAAATGGCAAATCGATTTCCAATCATAGTCGATAGCTCCGGGGTTCCCGCTCTCAAAGAGCTTGCCTCTGGAGATAATCTTGACCTCACTGGATCAGGGATAGTTAACGCTGGGACAGTGGCTGTAAACAATCTAACCGTGGGTGGGAGTCAAGGGACAAACGGACAGACACTCCAGTCCACGGGGTCAGGTGTGGCGTGGGCAGATGCAGCCGGAGGCGGCGGCGCTTGGAATGTAATTTCTAGCACCACCTTGACTAGCGCTGTAGCCTACGTTGAGTTTACGTTGTCGGGCTACGAAAGCTACGAAATTAGGTTTTCAAATATAAGTGACTTTAGCAACATGAATGGTACAAATCGCTACTTCAACGCTTATTTTTCCACGGACGGAGGTTCAAATTACTCCAGTAATCTAAGATGGACAAAGTCTTACACCAGCACTCGCGGATCGTCAGTGAATTTTACTAAAAGCTCAGGCGCAGTTAGTGCTTTGGATTTAATAGATGTCTACGCAAGTTCTTCATCATATGTGCATTCGCTTTCAGGCGTAGTTAAATTAGAAAACAATATCTCAGGAACTTCAGCGAAGCATGGTCAGTATAGAGCAATTCACACAAGAGAGTATTCCAGCGCATTGCAGCCACATATAAAACTTGGAGAGTTTGGGGTTATGGAGACATCGCCAATCAACAAAATTAAATTTATTTTTGATGAAACGCAAAGCGGGCAGGCTACATTTAATTTCCCCGTAGGCTCTAAATTCACCCTCTACGGCTTATCAACCTCATAGGAGAAAAACATGAGCACAGGTGTATTTAAATTAGTAGATGGCGAAACCATCGAATTAACGGAAGAAGAAAACAACCAGCTAATCGCAGATAGCGAGGCAGCACAAGCTGAGTATGAGGCTGGTGCATGGCTGCGTGGTCGATTGGAAGGTTACGGCGGCTGGGCTGACCAGCTTGACGAGATGTTCCATGACTTCGATGCGTGGAAGGCTCGTATTCAAGGCATTAAAGACGAGTTCCCGAAGCCTGAATGAAGATTCTTGGAGATCTCATAGGACCAGTTACTGGTCTGCTTGATAAGTTCATTGAGGATAAGGACCAGAAAGCTGCCTTAGCCCATGAGATCGCGACCATGTCTGAAAAACATGGTCAGGAGATTGCGCTTCAGCAAATTGAGGTCTTGAAGCTTGATGCCAAGGGCAACTGGTTCCAATCGAGCTGGCGACCCTTAGCCGGTTATTGCTGCGTACTGGGCTTATTCGTGAACTTCTTAGTGTCACCGCTTTGTGCGGGATTCGGCGTTGATATACCTCAAGCAGATGCTGGGGTGATGATGCCGTTGCTGCTTGGAATGTTGGGGCTTTCGGGTGGCAGATCGTATGAGCGCGTAAAAGGAGTAGGTAAGTGACTGGATTCAAGCTCCAAACATTTTCTGGCAAAGCTCCTCGCGTGAGCGCACGGTTATTGCCTGAAGATATGGCGCAAGAAGCGATCAACACCCGCTTGGACTCTGGTCGCCTCGATCCGTGGGCAGGGAATAGCTCGGCATCCATCACGCCTGTCGCGAGCTACTCCGTCTCTGCGCTGACCAAGACGCTCTTCAAGTACAGCGACAGCATCTGGATTGGCAGCAATGAGGATCTAGACATTGTCAGGAGTCCGATTGCGGAGGATCAACACGAGCGTATCTATGTGTCTGGCATGGGTGGTGCAACCGGCTACCCTCGGATGACCAGCGCCACATCAGTGGGTAACGGAACCTACTACAAGCTTGGTATCCCTGATCCCGCGTCTTTTGACTCGGTTACCTTAGTTGGGACAACCACGAAAACAGATACTGAGACGCCAATATCACGAGCTTATGTCTTCACCTACGTCAGCTACTACGGCGAAGAAGGTGCCCCCTCTACCTCGTTGGTCAGCCAGATTGTAGACGTTTACTCCGATCAATCAGTTACGGTTAACTTCCCTGCGAACCCCAGCGGGAACCACAACCTTCTGAAGAAACGGCTGTATCGGACTGATCCCAATGGGACGTTTCGATTTGTCGCGGACGTTGCTCTCGCAACAGACACTTTCAACGACACTGTGACAGACGCCAACCTGGGCGAGGCTATACCGTCAGGAGGCTGGATAGCGCCACCAGACGAGGTTTCTTCGGACCACAAGGACGGACCTCTGCTTGGTCTTGTCAGTATGCCTAACGGCTTTTTAGCAGGCTTCTCAGGTCAAACTGTTTGCTTCTCAGAGGCGTTTCAACCCCATGCATTTCCAGATGCTTACAAGCTTACGATCAAGAGCGATGTGGTTGCACTAGCGCCTCTGAACACGGGTTTGCTAGTGCTCACGAAAGAAAAGCCAGCACTGATTCAAGGCTTAGATCCGTCAAGCATGTCGATGATCGAGATCGACAGTACGTTGTCCTGCGTAAGCAAGCGAAGCGTCGTGGATATGGGCGAATACGTCATGTACGCCAGCCCCGATGGATTGGTTGCTGCTCGAGATAGTGGTCTGTCAGTAGCCACGGAGAGCATTCT